GATTATTCTACTGGGTAGTTTAGCCTTAGATGCGTATGGGGTCTGGGAACTACCGAGAGAGCTAAAGATGGCGATTATCGGCGGGGCTGCGATGGTAATTTTGGGTGAGAAAATGGTCAAAGCGTGGTTGAAATGAGTGAGTGGAAGCCTTGTAAGAAGACGCAAGTGGTTCATGCCAAAGGACCATTTACCACGCCCGACACAATAAACACGCTTGAAGGTGATTACAGCGTTGATGAGGAATACATAGCCGAACACGGCGGCTATTACCTTATGAAAGGCGCAGATGGTGAAATCTATCCATGTGCGAAAGACATCTTTGAAGAGACATACGAATTTATTTGAAGCCCCCTGAGAGTGGCGCAGAGCGATAACTAATTCAAATGGCCATAGGTACTTACAAATGAACGAAGCGGAATCTCGCGACCCTGAGGCGGTGTGTGACGTATCTGACTGTAATGCGTGGAAACAAGGCGACCATTCATACTGTTATCATCACAAGGGATTAGAACAAGGCCCGGAGTCAGATAACGGCGCACCCGAGAAAAACCAGAACGCGACGACACACGGGCTGTATGCGGTCCCTGAATACCTGAAAGAACACTTTAGTAGGGAGCAAGAGGATCGATACACCGCGTATTTTGAAGCTCTGTGTATTCATGGCAGAGAGCCGGATGAATTCGCCAAGGATAGGCTTTCGAGGGTTGCCATTGAGTGCGTGAAAGAACGGATCGCAGACGAATACTTAGCCGAGAAAGCGCACGATGGGAACCTACTGGTTGAAACGGAAGTCATCGGCTATGATGAGGAGACAAAGGAACCACAACGTATCGTTCAGGAAAACAAACTATTGGGCGAACTAACGGCGTTGAAGCGTGAGGCACGGCTTACGCTCAAGGATATGGGCTTGTTGAAAGATCCGGAGAGTCAAAAGGCAGAGGCGGGGCTTACCTTAGCCAGCGTGTTGAGTGAGGATTAGGACTCGATTACCACGAGGAACGCCAACACAAGTATCATTGATTGGGTGATAACGTGTTGGTTCATGCTAAAGACCGCTGGAAGTGCGTATAACCCAACGATCCCCAAAAGAATCGGTGCGCCCTTCATCGCAGTTCCTCCGCGACTTGGCTACTGCCGTTCACAAGGTAATCAGCCAAGTATTCGGCCAATTCAGCCTCATTAATAGCAGTCGTATTAGGGTTGCTATTAGAATCTAATTGACTGGCCACTTTGGAGGCTATTTCATCGGGGTTGGGCTGTTCAGGGTAGATACTTTCGCCGTTTTCCTCCCACGCGTCCATGAGGGACTTGAGAAATTCGTCTGACGAGAGTTCTTTAACATTCTCGTCACCTGTTGCCTCTTTGAGTTCGTTGAATCTGTCGCGGCTATTCTCCCGAACGCTCAGGCTTGTCCAATCACTCATCTTCAATCCTCACAAGAGCGAACTTTCCATCAATCAGTTCGGGGTTAGCAACACGCAGGGCACGCGGTAACTCTGACTTACACCAATACCGTTCAACTTCTTCGCCGTATTCTTCGTTGCTTAACATCGCGTATCACATTAGAATCTAATAGCACTAATAGCTTTCCCATTAATATGACAGAGATAGCCGACCCGGAGGATCTGAAATCCCTAAACAGGGTTGAGCGGATTCGGGTTCTCTTTGAGTTTGACGCGTTTCCATACCAAAGCGAGCTTATCCAGCATGGGGAAGACACGGACATCACGAAAGCGGCAGTCAAGCCGGGGCGACAGGTTGGCAAGACCGAGACGGGCGGTGCGATAGCGGCAGAGCGCGCACTTAGCGGGCACGATGTAATGATCCTTGGGCCGTTCGAGGATACAGTAAAGGAAATGATGGAGGCGGCACAGGGGCATTTGCTGACGGCAGAAAACAAGTTAGCGAAGGCCGGCATTGAATTAGGCACGACCCAACGGAATAAGTTTGAATGGCAGTTTGAAGGAAATGGCAGGCTTCGAGCGCGGACGGTTGGATCAGATGGAACGCAAATCCGTGGGAAGAATCCCGATGTTGTCTTAATTGACGAAGACGCCTATATCAAGGATAGTATCCATACAGAGGTTATTGAGCCGTTTTTCAGTACACACAGAGCATACGAATACTATCTATTTAGTACGCCGGCAGGCAAGTCTGGATACTTCTACGATAAGGTAGTCAATGATGACGGGTTTTACTCCCCGCACTGGCCGAGTCGGATTAGCCCCCTGATTTCGGAGGAGTTCCTAAATCAAAAGCGCGAAGAACTGGATTCAACGACGTTCGGGCAAGAGTACGAAGGCGAGTTCGTTTCGGACGCGGATAGTTACCTCCCGCATTCGATTGTTAACCCGTGCGTCGATCCGGATGCGAAAGCATCAAAGACTGAACCACGTTGGTTAGGCGTTGACCCGGCAGAGAAAGGTAGGGACGAAATGGTGATATACGATATTGGAGAGTCTGGGTATACACACAACATTTGGAGTCGAGAGACTGTCACCGGGCCTGATTTCGTTGGCCTACTGAGCGACTTACACACGGGCGATACGTTGCCCGAACCAAACGTAGGTCATGGTCGCGGGCCGAAAGGAGGCTATGAGCAAATCATAATTGAATCTAATATGGCCGGGCTTGCGACGGACATCCTCCAAGAAGGCTTAGGGAGTGTGGTCACGCCTGTTAAAAGCACGACCAAAAGCAAAGGCCCGATGTACAAGCGGCTAAAAAGAGACTTAGAAGCTGAGGAGTTGGTCTTACCGAACTACACGAAACTAATCAGTCAAACAACAAGCCTTGAATACAACTATACTCGAAACGGCCACCTTCAATTGTCACACCCGAATGGTGGGCATGACGACTACCCGGACGGATTGATGTTGGCAAATGCGGGGCGTACTGGGATCGCTAACGAATACAGCACAGACATTGAGGGCGGTCAAACAAATGACGTACCCCTGAGTTGGTAAGATGACAAACCCCACGACAGAATGGCAAGATGCGTTCGGTGAACAAGTTTCCAAAGGCACAAGAAACGCGATTGACCTCCCCGCGTTTTACGACTTTTCAGAGGAGCGGTATCGCTTTATTGAAAACGGGAGTCGGATCAAAGACCCTGATAGTGATAGCACTCGGTTTAGTGACCAAGACCAACAGTTTTTGATCGAACCCGAAGCGGGCGATACACTAGAGTTCAAGACGGCAGAGGCGCCGAGATATGTCGTTGGGAATGACGCGGACGTGAGCTGGAGTTTTCAGTTCACAACCGGGCTTGTTGACGCCGACGACAGCCTCACGCTTTTTCTTGAAGACGCATTTGAGTTAGAATATGATGGGGCTGGAAACGTCACGCTTCGGAGTCTTGAAGATGGGAGTGAGAAAGTCAGCACGACAGTCGAGACGCCAAATGGATTAGAGTCGCCAAGCCGACCCGAGTTAGAATTCAATTGGTATGCGGTCGGCCGGGCGGAGATTACGATTGATTACACGGATCAAAGCCAACAGCGGAAGACCGAACCTGCGACAATTGCGGTAGATGACGATTGGCTAAGCGACGACCCAACCGGGCGAATTGGGTTCAGGCTAGATGTTGCGAACTCGGGTATTCAGCTTGAGGCCGGGAGCATGGCGTATATCGTCAAAAGCGGGACTGTTCCCACAGGTCGACCAAAGCCGCACGTCTTTAGTTCAAGTGAATTGAATCAGGTGGCCGCGGATGGGTATACTGTTGTTGGGGCAATTCGGGTTGACCCCAACCGGGATAACGTATTCACGACTGTTACCGCAGTTGATGTAACAGCCGAATCCTCCGTTGATGTTGAACTCTATCTAAAGGCGGTTCCAGTGGGCGAAACTGACGCGGACTTTCTCGACCCGGACGATGACGGCACGGATGAAGGGCCGGCCTACCCGCGGAGTACCAGCCCGCAGAACTCGGTGATTCAATGGACGCCAAATGTGACGACGTTCCCAACGCGGACGTATGCCGTGGATGGAACCACGATTCCGAATGGCCGGAATGTTGGCGCGTCAACTGAGGCAAGCGCGGGACAGGGCGCGGGCGTGACGAAGACGGGGCGGGGGTTCCGACGAAAGCGCCCGATTTACAAAGACGATGTTGTGTTACTGGTTGGGCATACTCCAAATGCCTCAACAGCGACAGACGTTGACGTATTCATTGAAACGGACCAAGACTGGTAATCATCAAACATTAGTGGTGGAGACAATAGATATGGCTGGGAGATTGGATTAGTGGAGAAATCAATATGAGTGAGAACATTACGATCAACGGAAACGAATACTCTCCCGAGGTAGTGAACGCGGGAATGTCTCTCATGCGGAGTAGCATGAGCGAGAACGCAAGGGGCATCAACCCAACTAGTTCAGGTGGATTAGGCGGCGCGGACGTTACTAGTGACGCAACCATTAGCAGGTGGATTGGGGATCAATACAACGGCGACCGTGACGTTCAGAAAGTCCTTGGCTATCCAGATTTAGACCAAGAAACGGCGTTAGAACGATACCGAGCGAAGTATGAGTATCAGGATATCGCCGCGAGAATCGTTGATACGTTTCCTGAAGAGACGTGGAAGAACCCGCCTAAGGTGCTTGATGAGGGCGACGAACAAACAGAGTTTGAAGCGCAAGCAAATACGCTTTTAGATTCGACGCTAACCACGTATTTCCGTCGGTTAGATAAGGCTCAACGGCTTGGGGAGTATGGCCTTATGGTCTTGGGCTTTGACGACGGCCAGCCCTTAGAAGAGCCTGTTAATGAGTCGGCTATC